TTCAACTTCACTTTTCAATGCCTGGTTAAATTTATTTTCATTTATAAAATCAACTAATTCATTTATTTCTGCAAGATTACTGCTTTGATAAACTCCATTTATATGCCCCCTTATATTTGCAACCATATCATCAAAAGGTCGCCCAGCTATGGTGCTTTGGTAAACTTCATCATTTATTACTTTTAAAAATCTTTCTGCAATATCTTCAAATCCGCTAAATGATTGATATTTCAAAGCATTTATAGTTTGCAAATCAACCTCTGTTAAATTTTTAAATTTATTTGGAATAGGCATTTCGCCAAAATTATCTAATACCTCTTTAGCTATTTTATTATATTCTTCATTGATAATTAAATCAGCTTCCTCCAGGAATGTTGATTGAATAACTGCTCTAAGTCTGGGTTGTAATTGTATCGCTATTCTTTGTGATACTAATTCACCTTTTGTTGCTCTTGTAACTTCTTTTATAATATCTCTTTCAAGCGTATATAAAACATTGATTATACGCTGTTCATGTTGATCTGCTAATTTATCTAAAATTTTTGACATTATAAAGGAAAGTCTTTTTTCCAAGCCTTGATTGACCAGAAAGCAGGAGATAAAGATTTTTGCCCTTTTACTTGCTTTAGAACACCACCCATTCTTGCCAAGAATGATTTTTGTCTTGCAGGAATACTTTTTTTTATTTTCATATTTGGGTCGCCAAATCTTACTTTTTTAACATTATCTGTTTTTCTATCTCTTACATAAACAGCAAACTTTTTTGATTCACCTGGAGTTCTAAAAGGTTTATTTAACTTTACTGCTCTTCCTCTATACTTTGCCATTATCTATCATCTAATCTTTCATTTGTAATCATGCCACAACCTGGACATTTATAAACATCTTTTAACTCTGTTTTTTTTAATGCAATCTTGCACTTGTAACATAATTTAATTTTTTCATGCTCTTCCACCATATTTTTTACTCTTCACTTTTTTCCCTTTGAATTTGCCAGACTTCCTGGGTAATAAACCTCTTGCTACTGCACTGGCTCTTTCTGTAAATCCTAATTTCTTTTTTTTTCTAATTTTTTCTTTTAATAAAGATAAACTAGGTGCTGACATTATTTTCTCTTTCTTTTCCTTGCACTTGCTCTCTTGATAATATCTTTATCAAATGTTCCAGACCTACCACGGCTTATAAGCTTGTTTACTCTTGCCATAGCCCATTGATTCATGCCAATGCCCCTTCTACTACCCCCAGATAAAAACGCCCCTTGTCCCCTTCTAAAAGAAGCTTTGAGGTCTGTTAAAGTAAATAATTTTGATTTTTTTGCTTTGGTTTTTAAAGTTTTTAAAACTTGTGCAGATAAAGGTTTTCTAAATTTACTAGCCATTATGCCCTCGTTCTGCTTCTTAATAATGATAAAGGTATCTTTGCACCAGATTTATATAATGAGCTAACTTGTTTTAATAAACTAGCCCTTTTTCTTTTTCTGCTACCCTTCAAACCAGATAAATATTTTTTTGGTATATTAGTTTCTTTATCTCTGGGTACTTTTCTAACTTTACGTTTCTTCCTCGCCAACTGTTTGTCCTTCTATTTCGGTTGTTTGAAATTGACCCCTTACTGCTCTTGTATTATCTATTTCCTCATTTATAGTTTTTATCATCTCATTATCGTCTATTACTGCTTGAGCAATTTGTTTATCTAATTCTTTATTAAATGTTTCTGATTTGATACCACTTGCTTTTGCTATCTGTAAATATTGCAAATCATTCGCCCAATCTCTTATGTCAAATGTATCTGGATAATTTACCTTTCCATCAAATTCTTTATCTTGCCACATTGCAAATAAACTCCATATTTGCTCTTCTGCATTTTCAAGATAATCTGCCTTTTCTGATAACCTAGCATTTAATAATTGAAACTCTGTCTGTAATGCAATTCCACTAGCTATTTGTGAACCAGTTGCCCTTACACTTCCCATGTGGGTAATTCTATCAATAGCATCAACTTTATTTTGAATACACTTCATTATTCCATCTAGGTTTTGTCCACTTGGTTGGATAATATAAGGTTTTAAACTTGCATCTAAATCTTCTGGAACTTCAATAATCGCCCCTGCTCCTGCACTTGCTTCAACATTAGGAGTTTTTACTAAACTTGGGTGGTTTGCCAATCTTATTAACTGCTCTTTTTCTGAATAATCATTATATATTGATTGCTGTAAATAAGCTACATCAGCTAAATCAGATATGCCAATAGGTCTTTTAGCACCTCTTAAATTATAAACATTTACTGCTGGTATTTTACCCAGGGGGTTAGGTATTTCTTCTATTAAATTAGCATCACCCTCTGCATATTCTTTTGTATACTCTTCTACCTCAAAAGTGCTTATTGTTTCCTCTGTGAATACTTTTATGATTGCTCTTTCTTCATTTATATCCTCAACAACCATCAACATATCTAAATAAAATCTGCCACTTGTTGACCTACTATAATTCCAATTTACAACATTTTCTGGTGTTAATATTGAAATATAAGGTCTTATGTCTTGTTGTAATTCTTCTGCTCTAGTATTTGCATTTGATTGCGGTTTGTCTACGATAACCCAACAATTACCATAAATACTTGCATTCATTTGCACTTCTCGCATAACTGTATTAAATGAGCGACCATCTAAATCAGCATCAGCAAGGAATGATGCTAGTTGTTCATCACCATCTAAACTCCCATAATCTCTGGTGGGTGGTACTCTCCATAAAAAACTTGTATATATTTGAACAACATTTTTGCAGTGATTATCCAGGGGAGTGTGCATAACTCTTGCATCATATTCCTCTGGTGATTCTAAAATATATCTGTGAAGGTAATATCCATTTTTGTAATCATTCCCTCCAAGGTAACTTCTTATATAGAACTCCCAGTTTGCTATATTTGCGTTCCATAAATTATGTTTGCTTGTTAGAAATTCTCTATCCATTAACTCCACCTTTTCTGTGGGCTAGACACAAAATTCCTTCTTAATGGAAAATTATATTCAATCAAATAACCTAGTGCATCATTCATGTGATCATAGCCACTTTCTTTATCTGGAATATGTGTGCCCTCTTTATATATCTGTCTTTCTAAACTTTTAATCACATTCTTGCAAGATGATACAATAAATAAATTATTTTTGCCATTAACATTTTTAAGTTTTGAATTTACTGCATTTATTCTATCTCTAACTAATGGTGCTGTATTTTTACATCTTACATCAAATCCTGCATTTTTTAAAATAGCTAAATCTGTTGTGCCACCAGCAGAAGTTTTCCTTTGTCTTGCACTTGGGTCTGGATAAACAATAATATTTTTATTTTTATATCTGTTTTTTATTTCTTCACACATTTCATTTGTATTTGAAGAATATATTTGTATTTCATCAATAACCAGGACTTTCTCACCTTCAATATTGCAAACTACTGCTGTCATTGGGTCTACATTGAAATCTAATCCAATATGCAAAAACTGAAAATTTTTATTATATTTTTCTATAATATTTTTATCTCTGCTAAAATTGTAATATATCATACCAGAATAATTAACAAATGTCGCTTCGTATTCTTGTTGAAATGTTCTTAAATCCAAATCCTGTTTAGCCTGTTCTATTTCATCATCAGAAACTTGCCCACCTTCCAGTGTTGTATATTTGAAAGATTGCCAATCATTGTTTGTTTCACCTTGTTTAAATAATTCATAACTCCAATTGCCAAATCCTCTTGGACTTCCACAAAATAAAGCATGTCCTCTTGTATCAGATAAAGTTGGTCTTAATACCTCGTACCATGCTTGTTTGTCGATGTCTGCAAACTCGTCCATTACCAGGAAGTGTAAACCAACACCCCTTAATGAATTTTCATTGTCTGAACCTCTTAAAGATATTTGTGAGTTATTTTTTAAAGTAAGTGTTAGATCACTATGATTAATGCTTTTAACCCATTTGTGATAAATCATCTTTTCTTTTAACACACTCCAACAAATAGCTTTTGCTTGTCTATAACTTGGTGCAACATACCAAACTTTTTTATTAGGTTGACTTGCGAACTTTGCTAATTCATTTATTGCCAGGAATGTTTTTCCAAATCTCCTTCCAGTAATTAAAACTCTAAATCTTGAATCATCTTTAATTACATTCTTTTGTGGGTTTGTTAAAGGCATTATATTTCATTACCCCAACTATCCCAACCTTCTGTTTTTTGTCTAGCAAATAACTCTATTCTTGGAA